CTTTGCCATGTTTAGCCCCTTTGTTTAGTTTCTTACGCTGTTGTTACTGCGATTGTACCTGAAACATTCCAAGTTACAGACTGAGTTGAAAGGTCTGCAACAGCACCATTTACAGGTGTGATGTTATTGACCAAGCATGTCATTGTGTAAAGTGGATTTGTAGCTGATACAGCAGCAGATGTCTGCTTGAATGTGACAACTGTGTTTGTTCCCCAAGTTGCCTGAAGTGTCTGTAGTGTCTTAGCTGTTGCCTCGTCATTTAGGAAGTCGATTGAAATGCTTGAAGCTTCCAAGCCCTTAACGAAACGATGACCAGAATCTCCAAGTGCGGTGACTTCAAGTTCATCGAAAGCGCGATTGATTGTTACTGAAGTTGTTAAAGTAGAGAGATCAACCGAATTAACAGTTAGAACTCCTGTATTTGCTAAATAAACTGCCATCGGATTATTCCTCTTCTTTCTTAGTTACTGGCTTTGCTTCTGGCTTTGGCGCAACTTGCCCGATCTTTTCGAGAAAGGCTGCGTTTTCTTTTTCCCAATCGGACATAATTAACTCCAACTCGTTAGGATTGATACGGACATCTCACAGCTGAGCAAGTCTCCACTTGCCGCGTTGAGAACGCTAGGTGCGCTGACTGCGCTTACATTATAAACTAAAGAAGATGCTGCAAGTAGTGCGAACACGCTAACTACTGTGTCCTCAATGCCGTTAAGGTTTCCCTCATTGTCAAAGAGTGGCACTGTCATCACAATGCGAAAGTTAGCCATTGGGCTGACTGTGATCTGTCCATTGTTGTTAGGTGTCAAGTAAGGATCATCTGGAGAGACAATCACAGAGTTAGCAAGGACTGTTGAAGGCGGAAATGCGAAAGTCTGCCACTTAGCGTTATTGACTAGAGCAGTCGCTAAAGTGGTGCGAAGTGTGGTGATGGCAACTGGTGGCATTATCCAACCATCGAGTTAGGGCTTAGCGCGTGGGCGATCAATCCTCGCACCTTAGCGAGAAGCTGTGCGCTCATTCGATAAGGGCTTGGCTGGAAATCAACAAGGTTAGAACCGCTGAGAGTAGCGGTGCGAGCTTGCCAGATCTCTACAGATACCATCAAAGCTGCTTGCTGGACTGCTGTGTCTAATGCCCAATCAACATAAGTGTCTGCTGATACTGTTCCAAAAGGTTGAACTGGATGCTCTACTGCTGGAGTGTTGTTGTTGCCGGTGATGTTATAGGTGATGTTGTAATCGCCTACTCCAGTGAGAGTCTTTGATCCATTGTGCTTAGATCCGTTGCCTGTGATGTTCACAGTCTGACCTACATAAAAGACCTTCTCTACCTTGTCCTCAAAGTAAAGTGTTCCTGTTGTTGCTGTGTTGCTGTGTGCAATGTTAAAAGTAGTGTTAGTCCAGAGCATCGGAAGCAATACTGCATCCGTAGCATCACAGACTTCTTGCAAGGTGGCATCTGGGTACAGCGTACCGACTCCGAGTGTTGATCGGAGTTCTGCGACTGTTGTTAGTGCCATTCCTTGTCCTTTCTAAAGACTCTGAGGGGTAGAGGGCTACTACCCCTCAGAGCGTACTTAGTTACCTATGTTGATTAAGTTAGGTTGAACTTACGAACACCCTTACCTGACTTAGCAAGGTAAATTGCCAAGTATCCGTAAAGGTTGATCTCGATCTCGCCTGAAGTAAGAACATTCACGCGAAGCTGTGTTGTTGGTGATTCCCATGTGTAAACAGATGCTGGAGCAACTAGGAACATTGAGTTGTCAATAACACCTGAAGTTGAGATGTTATGATCAACGATCAAGTCTGTTCCAAGAACATTACCGCGAACAGATGAAGCTACTGCTGAACCTGAAGCGTTCTGTGTTGATCCCTGTGCTGAATACAATGCGCGACCAGTGGTGTCCGCAAAGCCTGAAATTGCTGCCCAAGCGTCTGTCGATGCGACTAGCTTGTTAGCAAAGTCTCCGCCAGTACCCTTGTATGCTGCTGCGCCTTCAACTGAAATGAATGATTGCAATCCAGCTGCTGTTGCTGCTGTTGTTGCTGCTGTTGTTCCTGCTGAAACATAAGCTGCTAGAAGTGCTGCATCTGTAGCCTTCTCGTATGCCTTGCGTAGTTCAGTCATCATTAGTTCCATAAATGCTGGAGATGAGCGATCTACTAGCTCGAAACTTACACGCTGCAAGCCGCTGAACTTCTCGATTGAGATCGTGTCATAAGCTGAAGTCATGCCTGTTTCAGATGGTGCTGCACCCTCGTTAGTGTCTGCAACTGTTGGTGCAACATCTGGAGTGCTCGCATTGGTATAAAGGCGAGGCACTGTGAAAGACATTCCATCGATTCCTGCAAGTGAGCCGCGTGTTGCTGCTTCAAATGCTGGACGACCTGTGAATGTGTCAGTGATGAAAGTATTTAGGTGAGATGGCAAAGTCAGACCAGTATTTGTTGAAGTCGAATCATCGGCTGCGCGAACTACGCGGCGTGCTTCGTCATCACCAAGTGCTGCCTTGATGTTTGATTCTAGGTATTGTGCTGATGTGATTGGTGCTACGCGCTCGCGCACGAATGTTGTTGCTGTTACAACAGTTGGACGAGCAGCTTCAACCGCTGCTGCTTCTACTGCTGTTGCTGCAACTGTCTCTGGAGTATTTTCCACAGCTGGCTCGCTTTCTGTTTCTGTTTCTATTTCGGTCTCCACGATTGTCGTGTTGATCGTTGTTGTCTTAGTGCTTGTGCTTGTTGCAGCTTCGATTTCCTCTGCTGCTACATCGATAACCTGAGCAGACTTAAATGCTGGCTCTGTTACCAATGAAACCTCTAACAATTTAGCAGCGGAAACGAACATAACATTTCCCTTCTGCTTTGACTTAATAACTTCTACGCCTACTGAAAGACCTGATTGCAATCCTTCTTCTGCAAGGATCAAAGCCTCAGAACCTCTGTTGCTGCGACTTACTTTGAAGCTGGCGTAAATCCCATCTTCTTGCTCTGTGAACTGGGTGGCTTTTCCGAGCGGTTGGCGTGAATCATGCTGATTAAGAAGCTTGACAGTCTTAGGATCTTCTGGAAGTGCAATTGCACCTTTCTCAAAGACAACCTTACCTGCTGAAGTGTTACCGACTTCGCCTGTTCCTGCTGGCACGATCTTGCCGGAGATTAGTCTTTCTTCAACATTGGCAATAAGCCCTGCTGTGAAAGTGATTACCTGATTTTCCATTATGCGATTCCTTCGCTGCCGTTAGGTGTTAGGTTTTCCATCTCCATAGCTTGCTCAACTGTGATTAAGCCTAGAGATAACATCTTTTCAATTACTAACAAGCGATCCATTGGCTCTGTCTTTAAGAATGATGAATCAACATCAAAGCGCACAGCGTTACCGCGAGCAGTGATGTCATCCATTGAAAGACGATCCTGAATTGCATTTACATAAGGTGCTACAGATAGAGAGTAGAACTGCTTGCGCTCATCTAATACATTTGAGTAAGTCATTGATGTATTGGCTTCTGCGCTAACTAAGTAGGCAGGGATCGAGCATAGGCGAGCAATCTCTGTTGCAAGGAATTGCTGTGCTTCGTCATACATCATGTCTTTAGGTGAGAATGATGTTGGTTGATACTCTAAAGTAGAAGTCAAGTAAGCAGTGCTGCGATTGTTGCGAGCGTTCTTCCATGCTGCAAGTAATCCTGCAACTTCTTTAGGATCTAGGTCTGCTCCGTTATTGCGTAGCACTCCAGAAGGCATCGGTGTGCTTGCTGCTAATACTGCTGCTTTGCGAAGATCGATTGCAGCTCTGATTGTTTCAGATCCGCGTTCTAAGATTCCTTCATCATAAGCTTGGAAGGTAACGATTGATCCAAGTCCTGACATAGGAACTGCAACTGCATCGATAAAGTATTGGGTGACAGTCATTCCATAAAGGTCTGTCGTAAATGTAACCTTGACATTGGGAATCCATTGGAAGCGAGAAGGTCTGCCATCTTCTGCATACAATTCTGTAACCTGCCAGTAAGCAACTCCATACATCATCAATGAATCAACAGTCCACGCCATTGTTACTGAACGCGGTTGATTGATTGCTGGCTGATCAACCCAGACTGGATTGCCTAGTTCTTCACCTGTGGACTTGCGATAGAGGTTAAGTGGGAGATCTCCGACAACTCCAGCAATAAGATTGCGGCATCGAGCTACAGATGGAACAGACATCGCCTCATTGCGATTAACGCGAGGCAGGATGTAGTTATAGAGCGAGTTAAGATTCTCTCCCATAATAGAAGGGGCGTATTGCGCTAAAAGCGATGAACGCTTATCTTCAGAGATTGCTTCAGTTTTGCGAAATAGACCCATAGACAGAAAGTGTAGCATTTGTCAAGCAATTAGACAATGTGCTAGGGCGTGTCTAAGTATAAATCTGAGGCTTAGGTGCAGGAAGCATTAACTTGGAAACTACCATCGCCAAGCCGATAGGGGCTGAGATGTCTCCAGCACTCTTTCTTTTAATGATGCGCCAAGCACTGTCGTTAGTCTTAGCAGCTGTGTTAGTGAACTGCTCAATGAGATCCTTCTGCCCATTGTGGACAACTCTTAGGTTAGTCATTCCCTCTAAGAGATCTCCACAGGCTTTGTAGAACTGTTGTCCAGACACATCCTCGACCACGACTCCAGAATTGGCAAGTCTGTCTGCAATTGTCTGAGTGGCGTACTTGTCAAAGCACACTAAACGCGGTTTGTAAAGATCAACCCATGACTTGATGCTTGCTGCCATCTTTAGTTCATCGATTGCCACCTGTGAGCTGTATGTTTCTAGGATGCCAATACCGATTCGACCATCTGCAAGCAATTGCCCTGCTACGAGCGATCCGTTACGCCTTGAAGGCGACACATCGAACCCGAATACTGTATAAGCACCAACCGACATCTCTAATGTGCTATCGGATGAGTTCTCTAATACCTCTGTGCTGAAAGGGCAGGAAAGGCTGGAGATCCACTGACACAATTGCTCGGTTCGAGCAGCTTCCATCGTTGAAGATCCGATTGTTTCCTCAATGGCTTCCTCTGTGATAAGCCATCCCAATGAGGGGTTCGCCATTGCCCAAGCATTACGATCCCAGATGTCACAGAAGTCAGGTGCGCTGTATTCGTAGAAGCCTAAGCTCTTAGGTGGCTTATTTAAGCAAGCCTCGTGCAGATCGTTGAGCACTTTTGAGAACGCATCACCGGCATTGCTAGTAAAGAGTCTCTGGCTATTCTTACGAGCTAAGGTCACTGACTTAGCAGCATCCATAGCAGGTTCAGATACCTCTCTCAACTCATCGATCCAGAGGAAGTCACATGTCCTGCCTCTAGCACCATCGGATGTTGCAGCAGCCACTTCTAATTGCGCTCCAGATGCAAGGATGATGCGCTCATCTCCGTTAGTTCTACGGATGCCCTTCTTGATGTCTCCATCCTTCAGCTGAACTCTGAGAAAGTCGTTACGCTCGATGATGTCTGCCATGATGTTAAAGGACTTCATTGCCATAGACCTATTAGAGGACATGATCAGGATGTCCTTCTCACCAAAGCAGAATAAACCTGCCAATGCTCTCATTCTGGCAAGGTGAGACTTTCCTGACTGTCGAGCGATTAAGAGCAGCGCACTTTTGCGGATAAATAGATCATCTTTGTCCACAGAACACATGTCATTGATAATGAGCTTCTGCCAGTCAAGTAATGGCTGACCAATCTTTTCAGCAAGCTCTGCAACCTCATCGCCTCTGGTTTTGCCCTTTAGGAATGGACTGTGAAGCCTCGGCTTGACCGCCCCTCGTAGCGGCTTGGACTTCTTGGTCTTAGTCGTCATCGAATCGGATCAGGTCGGGTCTTAAACGGACTGTCTTGGACTGGCTCGGACTGTGTCGGAGAGAGACAGTTTGAAAAGACAGGGGGGGTGAACGACTTACCTAAAAAAACCCCCATTGA